GATCCAAACTTGCGATATCTAACAACCGCCATCTCTTCACAAATCCACTGCAATTCTTTTGGAACTGATGATTTACGAATAGCAATTTTAATCGCGCGCTCGGCATCTTCAACAAATAACTCCACACGGCTATATTCTTCCGGTGTATGGTCGTTTAAAATCCCTAGTTTAATTAGTACATTCTCAATCATTTCTCCACCTTCTTAGTTGAAGGTTTTTTCTTTGCTTGCTTTGCTTCTTTAACGACTTCTTTTGCTTTGTGTCGTCTTAACATTGCATAACCCATGATAATCCCTCCTTTTATTAAATAAAGAGGGCGCTAGGCCCTCAATATTAAGCGTTAGCAATTTTAACTACTTTAGTTTTGTCACGTAAGTAAGCTGCGTAATGTTTGTCTACTGCGTAAACTGTTGTTTTAGATAAGATATCGCGATCAGATTCAACGTTAGTGTCGCGTTTTAATTCGATTCCTAAAGCTCCTGGTTTAACGATGTATGCTTTTCCTGCTGGAACACGGTTAGACACAACAACCGCTGCATTGTAGATGTATCCGATTGAACCACCGATAGCACCGTTAATATTTACTGCCGGTTCAAATTCAGCTCCTTTACGGATTGCAGTGTATTCTTGTGGGTTGATGAATACGCGCATTTCTTCATCTAAGTCTTCACCGAATTTACCAATAGCGTCTGCGATAGCTGATGCACTAACTGCTGCTGTATGTTTTAAAGTTGCTGTTTCTAAAGCTGTATAGCAATCTTTTTCGATTTTGTCTGCGATAGACAATAATAATTGGTCTGCAATCTCACTAACTGGGTTTCCATGTCCTGATAAGATTGCTTCATCAGTGATTTCAACTGATTTAGCAGCCTTTTTAACTGTTACTGTTGATTCGTCAGAGTTTAATACAACCGGAACGTCAGCCACGCCTTCTGCTAAGTCTTGCGCTGAACCGATGTATTGCCATACTGGAACTGTTAATGTGTTACCTGGACGACCTTGTAATGTTGTTCCAACTACTGCTAAAGGTGATAATTTGATTTTGTCCACTAATTTAGCGTCAATGTACTCTGCTACTACCTCTGGATTTAATAAGTTTGTTAATTTTGTTGTTGCCATGCTTTAAAACCTCCGTTTTAATTAGAATTTTCTTGGCGTGACCTAGCAAACTCTTCAAATGTCATTTGCTTCACGTCTTTTGGTTTTGGCGACTGCGATGCAGTCATTTTTGGTGTCGTACCTTTTGTTCGTTCAATTACTGCATTGTCTAAGTGTGATTTATAAGCTGAATCGAATTTTTCGATGTTTTCAATCGTTAATTCTTCGTTTTCTGCGATGAAATAAGTAGCTAAATCCGCTTTGATTGTTAATTCCTTACGAACGGCTTCACGCTCTTTTTCAGCTAACTTTTGCTCTAATTCCTTGATTTTACGCATCTCCGGCGTTTCTTCCGGGTAACGTTTCGCGATCTCTTCGTCAATTAACTTCTCTAAATTGTTTTGCTTCCAAGTTTCTAAGCCTTTATTGAAATACTTATCTAACTTCGGTTGCATTAACTTTTGACCTTCTGAATTTTGTAAGTAGTTCTCAATATGAGTTGCTGTTAACACCTCTGTGATAACTTCTTGATTTTCAGATAAGAAAGATAAAACTTGTTCTTTTGTAATTTCCATACTTATTAACTCCTTTTTGCCCCACAAGTGTCGAAACCCAGGCGGTGCAAGTATTTTTAGGTATAATAAAAGGCCGTTTTTAAACGACCTCTTACCAATCTTCCAGAACAGGAATGACAGTGCTGCGACAGTTAGGATGAAGTGGGGGATAGTTCACCCCGACCGTTGCATCGCTCAGTTTATAAACCTTGCCATTCTGATTTTTACATAATTTACTTGTACGGCTATCGATAGCAGCTAAGAACTCGTATTTTTCAACGACTCCGCTATCTGCATAGCCTTTTAAATGTCCTTGGTTCATAGCGTAATTCGTTTCAGTACGCACAAGACGCTCAGCTTGATAATAAAGTACGTTTAAGTCCTTTTTTAACTGCCTAGACATCTTCTGAATACTGTCACCACGAATAATGCCAGCAGTTAAGTTTTGTTTGATATGCTTCACAAGAGCATCTTTGTTGTCCCATATGCGATCACTAAACATCTTGCCAGCATAAGGGTATTCTATAATAGTTTTTATTGCTTCGCGATTAATGACAGGAGCCATTATTCCCAAAAGCTCACTCACTTCTTTATATTGTTCAGTAAATAAGCCGATTAACGTATCTTCTAGCGTCATTTGATACTCATGAGTAACTTTAGTTAGCTCCACGTTTATCGCGTCTTGTAGCGCCTGTAATCGCGTAATTTTGGCGCGTGCGTTTAATCTATCAATCTCTATCTTGATATATTCAGAGCCAGTGTCACGATACATAGCGTACAATTCTTCGATTTTCTGATTATATTCAGCTAAATCAATCGGTGTTAGCATTTGAGTCACTGTCGCATAGTCGAGTTTATGATCTACTGCATATTTCATCATGAAGTCATTAACCTCTTTTTCGATACTTCTAAAAGCATCACGATATAAAGCGGATAATTCCTTCATGACCTCTTTCTCGACCTTTGTAGCGACTTTATCCAGTTCCTCTGACCGTTTGAGCCAATAGGATTTATTGCTCAAAGGTCCCCAGTATTTCTCGTCTTTTTTGCTCAACCCTATCACCTCGCTTTGTTTTAAAGGTAAGCTATCGGCGTTGACCGCGATTCTTTAAAGATTTCAGCAGCCTTTAAAATACCTCGCTGTGCATCTTCTGCCGAAACTCCACAATTAGCTTTTAAAACTGGTTTTTCCACCTTTTTATAATGAGCTATAATTTCATTCGAGTAAATAAAGTCAGTTCTACAACCAAACTCTTTCGGTTCTAACTGCAACATATACTTACTTCGTTCTCGTTCAACTTCCAACGTTGATTCTATTTTTAAAACTGAAATAACCCTTCTAAATTCAACATCGCCATTAAACGGGTTCTTCCACTCAACAAAATCCCCGGCATCAATTTTATAATCCATAACTAACCACCCTTTAAAACAGTGTTTTTAAATTTCTTCATCTTCCGTAACTGGCTCATCTTTCATCGGGAATGAATAGGTTTCAAAAGCTGCTTCCTTTTCGCTATTCACACGATCTAACTCTTCTTTTGGTTTTTCGATGAATGGCAATAAGGACAACAGCGTTTCGTTTGAAACAATTCCATTAAGTGATGTAACCATTTGTGCAATCTCACTAACATTTTGAGGTAAAGCACGCGTAAAAGTAATTTTATAATTTCGATAATCAATGTTTTGACCTCTCATGTTTAGGACATTGACGATCAACTCCAACATTCGTTGAACCGACTTGCGCCATTTAGACTCTTTCTTATTCATCTGTTTTTCTAACCCAAACATTTTATAAGACAAAGCCACTCCCGAAGCGTTCCCTGCAAACGATTCATCCGTAAGGTTAGGTGTAGCTGTTAACTTATGGAAGTCGTTTGTTAAGCGGTTTAACATATTCTGAATGTATGTATCGCTCACTGTCTTAGTTAAGAATGAAGCGTCACCGTCGCCATCAACTAATAAAGTGCGGTTATTCTTCATGTCTGCGATATCTTCGCTATCTGTAGCACTTAGATTTTTAAGCAATAAATAAGCATTATCGAAATACTCAATCTCATTAACACTTGATGACATGATATTCTCGATTGCATCAACAATACTGATAGCATCTTCAAACGAACCCTTACGATGTTTGTTCTCCATAAACTCAATCATTGGGATATCTCCAAAGAAGTTAGGTTCTTCACCCATTAAAACCGGTGTTTGAAGGTCCCCTTTGTAATAACTGATTTTATCTTTGTTATAAATCGTGATTTCAGTGAATGTCTGATCGTTAGCTGTATACTGACGGTAGATAACAGCTCCGATTGGCTCTTGCTTAATGCTATTATCATAAATAACAAAACTTTCAGATGGCTTTAGCGGACTCATACGAATAAATCCATCCTCATCAATCCAAAGCACTAGATTAGCTGTGCCGTGAATGGATGATAGCTCGTCTAAATCGCTATTAACATCTTGGAAGTCGTTGTATTCCAAAATATCATTTAACACTTCTGTTTCTGCATCATTATCACTCGTAATCGTTAATGGTTCACCGCTGAAATACCCAACACGAATACCTACCGCATGGCTAGGCAAATTAGTAACTACCTTGTTATTCGGCTTTGAAGCATCTTCCATCGTTCGATTTAAAATGTCGTGTTTACCGATGAAATAATTCTCTAACCGGCGATAACGAGCCTTAGTTTTGTAGCGATGTGTATTAATTAAATCTAAAACCTCTTCTAGCGTAATATACTCTGAGTTTGTTGTAATAACTGTCATTTGCCCACCTCCTAAAACTTTGTATTTTAATTGCTTTTATCAAACACTTTTAGCAATTCTTCTTTCTTTTCCGTAGCTTCTTTTAATCTGTTTTTAGCAATTTCAAAATATTTATCATCTAATTCAATACCTATAAATTTACGATCAGTATTAATACACGCTACACCTGTTGAGCCACTTCCCATCGTAAAATCGAGTACAACTTCTCCTTCATTGGTATAGGTTTTGATTAAATACTCTAATAATTCAACGGGTTTTTGTGTCGGGTGTAATCCTCTATCGCGTTTATACTCTAATATATTAGTCGGATAACGGTATTCATAGTTTGATATACGTTCATCCGAATACTTTAATGGTGACGTTTCGCTTTTTCCGTTACTCCCCGCGCTCCTTTTAACTTTTAATGGTTTATCACGTTTTACCATCTGCGGATTATATACGGGTGTTTTTATACAAAAAATAGATATATTTTCATTTTTAATTAGCGGTCTGTACTTCACCAACTGAAATCCAACGCCTTGTTCCTTTTCCCATATCCAATCATATTTATAATTCTTAATATTGCTCATTCTCAAACGACTACTAAAAGGCTCGCTCCCAAACAGAACAATAGCACCATTATCTTTAATTAACTTATTCAATCTTTTCCACATTTCATCAAATGGAATTACGCTATCCCACTTACAAGCTGTTGTTCCGTATGGTGGATCTGTAATAATCGTATCAACTTTTACTCCCTGTTCAATTAATTTATCCATTACCTCTAAACAATCCCCTTTATAAATTTCATAATTATCTGTTTTAATTTTCATTAAATTCTCCCTTTAAAACGTTAATTTTAATCGACTTTAAGAACAACAAAAAAGCCGCCTAAACAGCGACCTTTAATTTATTCATAAAATCTTCTAGTAAATCATCAACGTCTCTATCATCATAGACCGACACCATTTCAACCGATTCCCAACCGACTATCTGACGAATCAATTCAGCCGGAAAACCTAAGCGACCTAACTCAGTCGTGAAATTATGTCTTAAACAGTGAAAATAGAAACTAACATTTAGCGCCTTACCAAACGATAATGCCCACGTTGATAACGTTTGAGCTTTCATCGGTTGCCAGTTGCCTTGTTTATCTTTATATACGAATAATTCTTCAATTTCATCCGGAACACCTAAACGACGACGTTCTTCCATCCATAAATCAAAATAAGGTTTGAATTTATTGATTAATACATAGATGTAGATCATCTTACCATTTCTTCCTTGTCCTTTAGTGCGAACTTTCTCGTGTGTCTTATAAAACATATCCATGCGGATATTTTCATCTTTAATATGAGTGTGTTTGATTCTCACCAACTCGCTTTTACGTCTGCCGGATGCCCAAGCCAACGCAAAAGCACAAGCCTTTTGATATTTTTTTTGTTCTACCAGTAAATCTAAGAAATTTTGACACTGCTCATCTGATAATATCGTGTTGTCGCGTACCTTAGCCATCTTAGGCGCTTCGATTTTTAAGATGATATTGCGAAAGTTTGCCCACTTTTCATCTTCATCTAACATCGTTTCGATATAGTTGCTTAGGCTGGATAAGGTCGCTCTCACATTCCGAATACGAGCAGGCGATAGATTCTCCGACACCATATACGTCTGAAATTTTAGATAATCATTCTTTTTAACTTCTGAAAAATCTTTGTTCTTACAATGATTTTTACACCACACAAAGAAAATATTCAAATTACTCCGATACACCGTTAATGTGGTATCGGCTTTTCCTGTACCTTTCATGTAGCTGAGATAATCCTCAATCAATTCTAGGTTATCTTGATTAACACCTTTTAAATCATCGCAATCAGCACTCATCACGCGTCTTGTCTTGCGTGTATTTACGTTTTTATAAGTCATATCAACACCCCCGTAACATATTCAATACATCATATGCCTAGAGTGTTGGTTTGATACCTATTAAAACCTAAATTTTAAATACCTAGCATTAATTTAGCTGACGTTAATCGAGCCGCACTGTATAAATCACTGTATGAGTACCTAAGGGCATCCATCGTATGAGAAAAGTCATGATCGTAGCTATCTTCTATATACTGACCGGTCTTTTTGTCTTTGAGATACACATAGTTCTCTAGTTCGGCAGCAACATTGACGCACGATTCATGGCAAATAATCTTCATATCCTGTAAGAAAGAAATACCGGCTTTAACACTTCCAGCACCCTTTTTGGCACTAACAGCATTAAATCCATTTCTTCTTAGGTAATCCACTTTATCCGGTTCAGCGCCATCACAATACATTTTTTGTTTACTGATACCCAACTGGATAATGCCATCCTTGATTTCTTCTAAGGTAGCACCACGCTTATAAAACTCACCAATGATATAAATTTCCTTTTTGGGTTTATCAAACAGACTGACAACGACCGTTGTAGGATCAACAAATCCCCAGTCAATGCCCACTCTGACTTCTAAACCTTGCTTAATCAATTCATTAATATCAAAGTCGCTTAAAACGTGATTTTTATATACAAGACCTTCAACATCTGCTCCCCAGTTACCGTCACAAAACACTCTAGCCTTATTAGGATTCGTGCGATACATATCCTCTAAAGCCTTGACATATTCATCCGGTAAAAAGGGATTATCTCTGAATGTAGATTGCGAATAAATCGAACTTTCCGGTCTTGTAGAACCCTCGCAAAAGTCATATAACCAATGTTTAGCGCTAATCGGGTTAAACGCCATGTAAATCTGTTGGTTCGGCGCTTTACCACGCATACGAAGATTCAATTGGTCTACGATTTCTTTAGAAACTTCATAAACCTCTTCGATAAAAACATCTGTAATCCCAGCGATAGAAAGCAACTTTTCCTCATTGTCTAATCCAACAAAGATAATCTCGCTACCGTTGGGAAGTGTAATGCTCATATCACTTTCTTTGATACGCGTTAAATGAGTGATTTTAAATGACTCTATTACGTCTTTAAACAACTTAAAAACCGAGTTACGCATTGTTGTTCCGTATCTACGACAAATCATAACTCGGCGCTTTTCTCTTAACGCTTTAATAATAATCTTTTGAGTGATGAAATGACTTTTACCACTTCCGGCACTTCCTTTGTAAATCTCCCAGCGATGAGAATAATCATTCAACAATGGAAGAAATTTAGCGCTGAACGTCCTTGCGTGGATGTTAAGTTGCATTGTCATCACCGACAATATTTATGTTAATCGCTACATCATCTCTGATGCCTTGATCTAACTTCTGTTTCTCTAAATCGAATTTCTTCGCCTTAAGTTCAAGTTCTTTAGCTTGTAACTCAATCTCCTGCGCTTCCTTACGATCTTTCCATCCGTGAGGTTTGCGGTTCTTTAACCAAAAGATCATAGCAGTGACATTACCGTTGATTGCTGCTTTATAAAGTGCATTTTCAACTTCGTAATCCACTACCTCTTTTCCTCTTTTTAGGGCAGTCAATAAAGCCGAATGTTTGTTTTTGTACTCTTTAAGCGTTGAATATGAAATTCCTAAGTTATGCGCTATCTGTTCTTCGGTTAAGCCATCACGCGCCCAACCTTCAACTAATATTAACTTATCTTTAACATGAGTCTCGTATTTAGACTTCGCCATGACTATCACCACCTTGATACAAAATAAAAAGCCATTCCGAAAGGGAATGACTGAAAGAAAGAAAAAAGTAGAAAATAAAATTAAAAAATAATTAGAAAAGGAATCATTCAACTATGAATTAAACCAACTTTACATAAACACACTAAATACGAATGTAAGGAGACTAGCAAGCGGTTGGATTTGCACCAACTTCACCCTCTGCTTTACTAACATAAGCTACACTTGCATATTGCCACACCGTAGCATGGCATTTGAGAGACTTAAAGACAAAGTAAAGTTAAATTTATTACTCACAAGGAGATTATTATGTTATGTTCTGCTCACTCTGCTCTAGTAGGACTCGAACCTACCGCTTAGGGAATAACGCCAACCTGGTCGAGCATATTGGGGCGGCTCTTAACCGCCCTCTTGGATAATATTAACTGTTAGAGGAAATTAATGCTTCCTTCACTACAGACCGCATTGATAATCAAGAACTTATAGTAGTATGTTAGCCACTTGCCGGAGTTGCACCGACTGTTACTCTTAGTGGCGTATGAGGGTTCGTCACACCCTCGCTCATAGACACAATGGAGATAACCCAACTCTTGAGTTATGTCACACAAATAAAGGTTTGAGATTATTCGATGCCATACTTAAATAACAACCACGTCCGTCGTCATATCGGACACATTAATATAATATCATATATTTCATCGACAAAAGTGACAAAAAAGGGACATTATTCATGTCCCTCTTAAAATTTGTATTTTATTAGTCTTTTACATTATATTATTTTAAATTTTTTAATATGTGCTTGATAACCTCTATTGTCCAACCATCGCCGCACATATTGTAAATATGAGATTTAGCAACATTCATAATATACCAATCGGGAATTGTTTGGAGTTTTCGATATTCATTCTCTGTTAACTTTCTACATTTGCCATTATCAAAAACTTTTTTCTGCGTGTTGCCGCCTCTACATGAAGTTAATGTTGGCGATTTAAACTCCTTATTATTTACTCGTTTCAAAATATCATGCCCTTTAATGTTCAACGTTGCGCAAACTTTTTTTTCATCGCCATGATATATAAAATCTTGCTTATAAAAATATTCTTCTTTAACATCTTTATCCATAATATCTTTTAACACTTTATCACAAGATATAGGTAGTGGATCAATTTCGATATTAGTCCAATACAACCTTTCTCTATCTTGTGCCGAAAACAGATTGCTGTTTATCAAAACAGGCGCTACACCAACTAACTCTGACACAATGTTCAAATCTTTTTTGTTGTTGGAGTTCACATTTTCAATTAAAAACTTAATATCATAATTGTTATTTGCTTTTAACCAATTCATTATTTTTAAGCAATTATAGAAAATACCACTTACACCTTTTAAACCATTATTATATTCTTTCCTACCAGCAGTAGCATTTGATAAACTTCTGCAAGGAAAGCCGAACATAATTAAATCTATTTTTGGTAATTCTTTTAATGTTTTTTCATCTTCAGATAGCGCGATTACATCCCCAAGCTGAATAGTGTTTGGAAAATTGTCTTGCGTTACTTTAATCGCTTTTTTATCTATTTCACTGGCATAATAATTGTCAACGTCAATATTTAACTCTTTTAAAGCTATTTGGCCACATGACATACCATCACACAACGATAATACGTTGATCCCCATTTAATTCCCCTCCTCTTTAAAACATCAATTTTATTCTACTTATAAAGTACCGAACAGTAATATTTTGTTGAAAAACCGTATTGCTCAGTACAAAAAGAAATATTTATAACTTCAACTTCATTCAACTCTATCCACTCATTAACTTGATACTCTAACAAGTTCATTCCGCTATTACAGAAAAATTTAACTTTCATAATTCACCTCTTAAAATTCTGTTTTTATTGCTTAATCATAAATAACTTTTCGATTGAAACCTCACGTTTTTTAGCGTTTTGGGTTCTTAAAACAGGTTGCTCCCACACGCATTCAAAATCATTTGGTGCTTGAAGTTCAGACACAACCACAATGTTGTTTTTGCTCATGCCTCGAACCCATTGCCAAAACTCGTCATGGTTGAAGTTCTTTCCTACTGAAAATTGTTTAGTTCCCTTATATGGAATATCGCAATATATCAATGCCCCTTTTGTATCTGTAAACGATTTATAGTCACAGTTTATAAAATTAACGTCTTTTAATTTAGGAGATTGTTTTTGCAAATTTCTTTTGCATTCGTCATAATAATCTCTAATACGTCCATTCTTCTCCGTTGTTTTCTTTGCATATCCACCATCAAAGTATCGACCATTATAACTAGCCAAGAAACCAATAGCTCCAACATACCAATCCTCATATTTACCTGTGTCTTTGTTTGACCGAACATCGTCATATAATCCTTTTGGAACTTCCAGTGGTAGCTCTCCACCGTTTTGAACATATTTCAACAAGGCAATTAACTTGTCATGTAAATCTCCACCAATTCTATTTTGGCATTGAATATCATCAATAACATTTGCTCCGCCAACAAAAGGCTCAATATATGTATCAATTCCATTCTCCTCAATCAACTTTTGTAAAAATGGCACAACATATTTCTTAATGCGTGATTTACTTCCCATGTATTTCATATATTACCCCCTATTTACACGATAAAACTATATTTTTAATCGACTTTTATTGAATGTATTTGCTATCCACTCTACTCATAGCAAGTTCGAAATAATCGCTATCTAACTCAAAACCTATAAATCTTCTATTGGTGTTTAGGCAAGCAACAGCGGTTGTCGCACTCCCCATAAAACAATCTAAAACGATGTCATTTTCGTTTGAGTGTATTTTAATTAAATCTTCTATCAATTCAACTTTTTTTTGCGTAGGATGGATTCTTTCTTTATGCGATACTAATGGATATTCAAAAACCGTGTTTTCATAAGTTTCTCGTTGACGGTTAAAAGTCCAACCTTTACCCTTAACCGCCCATACTGCAAATTCGCAACTTGTTACATATAACCTATCTCGATTGCGTGGCATAGGGTTAGTTTTTTTCCATTGGATTAACTCTTTTAAAACAAATCCATTCGCTTCTAAAACCTCTTTTAATTCTCCAATATTCTTCCAATCGTTAAAAATAACAACTGAACCGCCTTTTCTAACTTTTTTTAACGCAACTTCTAACCATGTTCTTTGATCGAATCCTTTATCCCACTCTCCAAAATCAACTCCAGTTCTACCCATAGTGTGAAAATTAGATTTCATAGAAATATTGTAAGGTGGATCAGTCAACAATAGATCAACGCTACCGTCCTCTATTTTTTCCATACCAACAATACAATCTTCGTTATAAATTTTATTTAATTCCATATATAATCCCCCTTTAAAATTAGTTTTTTAACAAACCATATTCTCTAAAATGTGCGCGATTACATCAACAGTCCACCCATTTCCTATTGCGCTCATTCGTTGTCTTTCGCTGACACCGTCTGTATAACCGACTGGCAACGTTTGGAGCTTTTCTAACTCATTGATCGTTAGCCTTCTTATTACACCATTACAATAAACACTCGCTTCGCAACTTCTGTCTAATGTGTTAGATTTTCCTTTAATAACACGACCTCGCCTAGTTTTGGAAGTCGGAAATGACAAATTAACACCATCGCCACTCTCAGCCACGATATAACCCTTCTTGGTTGCTTGCTTTACTCTAACCTCACCATCAACGACATCAACTAAAGCTATTGCATTCAAAGGTAGTTTTTTATCAAACAACAAACCATCCTTACAAACGAAGTCAGATGTATCTGCATCATCTAATATATCGATTAAATTAATTTCTTTATCGTTAGGCACCTCAACTTCAATGTTAGTCCAATAAAGTCGTGGTCTATTCTGCGCCGAAACTAATTTACTGTTTATATCTAACGGTGACACCCCTAAATATTCCGTTATTACATCTTCATGTTCTTTTTTCATGTGAACATTTTCCAGGATGAATTTTACATCTTTGTTATTGTTTTTTCTTATCCATTCTAAAATCCGAACATAATCGAAGAACAAGCGGCTTCTAGCATCGTCAAAATTAAGCATTTTCCCATTCCTGCTAAACCCCTGGCAAGGGGAACCGCCCAACAGTAAATCTATCTTGGGCAGTTTCTGCAACTTAACTTCATCAATTTCTGTCACATCTCCTAGTTGAACTATATCCGGATAATTCCTCTGAGAAATTTCGATTGCAGTTTGTTCAATCTCGCTGGCAAAATAACAACCAACACTCTTCCCTGCTTTATCTAACGCTAATCTACCGCACGATATCCCATCAAATAAACTCAGTACATTCATCTTCTCGCCCCTTTAATAACCTAAACTTCCAAAATCACAATTCATTTCATCTAAAAATGTTTTTAACTTCTCTTTTGTGTTAGGAACCTCAACCTCTCCTGTTTTAATCATCTCTGCAGCTTCATTTACTTGCTTAATCGTTTCGTCTGATAAGTTAGGATTAACCCTCGGAAGCCCAACACCATTCGCATTAACGTCCATTAAAATCGTACGTCCACCTTCAAATTCACCATTAGCATAGGCATTGATTTGATCGTATGCCGCTTGTCCTAGATATTTCATAGCGCTAGTTAATATAACTGAGTTCCCGTTAGTCAATAATCCTTCGTCGTATTGGTCTACATCGA